TCGCTATTTCAGCCAAGCGAGCGCCCGCACCCCACTGGTCGATGCCGTGAGCTGAAAGGGATTTCTTGAGGCGAGCCACGAAGGCTGCGCGAATTTCTTCTATCTGAACCATAGGTTCAATATCGCATGCCCTTGCATGTACTTTCAGTTCCGACATAATATGTACTGCAAGTTCATATTTAACCCGGAGGCCACATGAGCCCGCTGAAGAAATCGATTGATGACGCCGGTGGCGTTCCGGTGGTTGCCCTGGCCTGCGGCCTGACCCCGCGAGCCATCTACAAATGGCTGACCGCCGGATCCCTGCCGCGCACTGAATACACAGGCGAGACGCGTTACGCCGAACGAATTTCTGCTTTGGCATCAGCCAACGGAAAGCCCTTCGAGGCTTCCCGGTTGCTGTCGGAAGCGCACCCGAAAAAATCTGCCGCCTAAAACCGATTTCCAATCACGAAGGAGCAACACATGTACGACGAACCCCGCCATCTGAAGGACCGAGAAATTAAATCTCGGTACGACGATGAAACCTACGAGGCACTCAAGGCAGTCGCCCGACTTCACAAGCTGCAGCTGGCCGTGTTCGTGCGCATGTGCGTCGAGGAGAAGTTGGAAAGCATCGTTGAACCGAATGCTACCGGTAAACACATGCAGGCCTGAAGGCCCTGAAGGAGGCTATGTGCCTGAAACCACGATCTGCCACGGGATCGACGGGCGCCTCTACGAGAAGCTTGAACGTTTGGCGAAGGATGCGGGCATGACGCCCGACGAATACGCCGCAAAGCTTGGAGCAGAGCGTTTTTTCGAGAAGACCAGGCCAAGAGGCGCCGGAAAGATCCGGCATCTGCCAACAACAAGGCGAGAACCGCCGAAGCCCGGAATAGGGCCTGAAAAAGGAGGGCCTGATGAAGACCCCAGCCAATAAACCCAAATCGCAGGCACAAAAAAGCCGGGGCGCAATCCCGGCTCTTTTTACAGCGCTTGCAAATAACGTTTCAACGTGGAGCTGATTATGCATACGTCGAACACTGATGTACAGGCCCTCAATAATCCCGCGCCACGTTTTCTGCAATCGCAAAACGTGGCGCGGACAATGTCATCCGTAGATCTGCGCGACCTTGTAAACGATGCCCGCGCCCGTGCAGGCGAGTCAAAGGTCAGAAACGACCAGTTCATTATTCGCGTAGAGGACGAGTTATCCGGCGAGCTGGGGGTATGCAGTTTTATTGCACACCCCCAAAGCGGGGTAATGATGGCCTCGTACGACCTGACCCTGGACCAATGCACCCTGGTGGGAATGCGTGAATCCAAGGCTGTTCGCCGAACGGTCCTGCAAAAGATCAAAGATCTGGAGGGACCTAAGCAGCTCTCGACCATCGAAATCCTGCAGATCGCCATGGAGTCTGAAAAGGCCCGCTTGATGCTCACCGCCCAGGTCGAGCAGCAGGCCACCAAGATCCATTCCTTGGAGAACCTGTTCAAGGAAGGCATGACTCACACCCAGTTCTGCAAGGGCCTCAATGGGGTCAACGTCATGCAGGTGGGCAATTACCTGGAAGGGCGCAGCTGGCTCTACAACGAGAGCAAGTCCGGTACCCGTCATCGTGTTGGCTCGTACGCCCGCGACAAGTACATGACGGAGCACCAGGTCGAAGTAACCCCGCACGGCAAGGAACCTTTCATTTCCTACACGCCGATCCTGTTGAGGAAGGGCGCCGCACGCCTGTACGACCTGTATCTGGCCGGCGATCTGCCCATGAAGAAGACCTGGGACGGCCTGTTCACCCACGACAAGGCTATGCGGGGTGCAGCGTGAGTATGGAGCTCATGGTGAAGGCCATGAAGACCAAGGTTGGCAATCCACTGCGAAAGCTGGTGCTGATCAAGTTGGCCGACAATGCCAACGATACAGGCGAGTGCTGGCCGTCCTACCAGCACATTGCCGATCAGTGCGAGATCGACCGTAGCACTGTTCGTCGCCATATCAAGCACTTGGAAGAGCAGCGACTGCTCAGGATTGAGAACCGAGACGGGCCGAAAGGTAACTCGTCGAACCTCTATTTTCTGACTCTTGGGGGTGTAGGCACAGAAAGCACCCCTGTAGGCCCAAAAAGCACAGGTGTAGGCACACCGCCTACACCCCCTGTAGGCCCAGAAAGCACCAGAACCAGTCACTCTTTTGAACCAGTCATTGAACCAGTAAAAGAGGCGGTCGCTGACGCTCCCTCTCGCAAAAAAGCGAAGGCTGCGAAATTCGATCCTTTGGACATGAAGCCGCTCAACGTCAGCGTCACCGTATGGGCGGACTGGTGCCAACATCGCAAGGAGATCCGCAAGACCCTGACGGCCACCACCTGTGCCAAGCAAGCCAAAACCCTGGCAGGCCACCACGACGCTGACGCAGTGATCAACCAGTCCATCAGCAATGGCTGGACCGGTCTGTTCCCGGAGAAGGTCGTGGCGGGCGGTAGGACCGTCGGCAACGGACCAGACTTCTACGACCGGTCGTGGCGCACCGATACGAGTGATGACATATGAAAACAGTCACTCAGATGATCCCGGGCGCCGCCCGCGCACTGGGAACCGCCGCCCCTTATCAGTCCCCGGCGCAGCCAGGTACCCAGCTGGGCGTTGTGGATGACGCCACCGGTGAAGTGGTTGAGCGCCTGTTCCGTCAGTTGCAGGCCATCTTCCCCGCCCACAAGCAGGCATGGCCGGACGACAAGGCCAAGGCCGCCGCGATGCGTAACTGGACCATGGGCTTCATGGCCGCCGGCATCCGCACGTTGGAGCAGATCCGCTATGGAATCGAGCAGTGCCGGAAAAGCGGCTCACCGTTCGCTCCAAGCGTCGGCCAGTTCATAGGCTGGTGCACGCCTGGACCTGAAGCGTTCGGCTTGCCAGCGAGCGCAGACGCATGGGTGGAGGCATTGATGGGCGTCTACAGCCATGAAGGCGTGCGCATCGCAGCCAACGAGACCGGAATCTTCGACCTGCGCGCCGCCAAGCAAGAAGACAAGGGCCTGCGCCAGCGCTTCGACCACAACTACGCCGTGGTGATCCGCCGCGCCCAGGAGGGCCAGCCGCTGGACGGGAAGATCCTCACCGGGATCGGCCACGACAGCCAGAAGACGGCCTTCGAGCTCGCCAACGAGCTGGCCGACCAGCAGACCCAGGCGCGAATCCTTCAGCAGGGTATCCCGGCCGACGGCAAGTCAGCCCGTGAGCTGCTGATGGCCAAGTTCGGCAAGAGCAAGAATCAGGAGCAAAGGACATGACCGACTACACCGAACTGAAGCGGCAGGCCGAGGCTCACGCCCGAAAAGATATCGTCGATCCGATTGAGCCGAAGCGAGTAATGCTGGTTGAGCCTAAAACCGTCCTGGCCCTGATCGCCGAGAACGAGCGCCTGAACACGGAATGCAAGCAGCTGATCCTGCTGGAGTGCCACGGCGGCACCGCCCAGGCAGCGGTAAACCTGCTGGCCGAGCGCGACCAGCTCAAGGCCGAGAACGATCGGATCAGATCCGATAACCGGGAAATGCTCAAGTTCAAAGAACACATGGTGGAGCTTCGCGAGACGCACGGGTTCGATAGCTGGGCCGCAGCTTTGGTCGACGTGGACAGGCTCAGGGCCGAGAACGAGGCGCTGCGCGACGATATTGAGCAGAGCCAATACGACGTGAACGCATGGCGAAACAGCGAAGAGTCTGTCTGGATCGAGGTCTTTAACAGCGAAGGCGACGATCCATTCATCAGCGCTATCACCGGCCAGATCACCGTCGAACAATTGGCTTTGATCCAGGCTGAGATCTTGGAATATCGGGAGGATTACTTCGAGAAGGGTTCAGGCCTTTACGTTTTCAAGTGCCGCCACTACCAGGCGAATTACGACAACGTGGGCATGACTGAGCCAGCTCACTGGGAGACCGACTTCGAGTCGTACAGCCCTTTCCCGTGGGAAGAAGAGGCCGCCGCCATGGGCAAGGGGGAGCAGTCATGAGCGACTCGCGCCGTGTTTTCGTAACAGAGATCGCTCTTCTCATGCTCGAGCAGTGGTATTCGACCTGGGATGCCTTCAACGGTCATTCGCATGGTTCTATTCGTCGGCGCGCCTTAAGTTCCAAGGCGCGCGGCCTGGTTTGTCACGACCGAATCCTTGCCAAGGCTGAGGTGGCTTTCAATGACTAGCCTCCAGATCCGCAACGAGTCAGACCGCAGCAAGGCTATGGGGTACATCGCCGGCCTGGACCTGGCCAAGCCCAAGAAGCTGGCAATCACCGAAGTAGACCGCAGCGGTGAGCAGAACAAGGCCCTGCACGCGGCGCTGGCCGATATCGCCACCCAGGTAGAGCACGCCGGGAAGAAGTGGGATGTTCTGATCTGGAAGCGCCTGCTGACCGCCGCCTGGCTACGTGAGTCGGGCGATCAGCCGCAGATGATCCCAGCGGTAGACGGCAACGGCTTCGACGTCATCTACGAGCGCACCAGCAAGCTCACAGTGAAGCAGTGCGGGGAGTTGATCGAGTGGGTGCACGCCTTCGGCGCCGAGCACCAAGTGCGTTGGACACAAAAGGACAATTGGGGAGGTAGGTACTAGCCATGGGCAGGATCAATAAATTTAGCACTCATGGGTGCGACAACTTCCGCGATGCAGCTGGTGAGTGGGTTAGGTCTTGGACAATCCGCACGGAAGATTCGCTGGAGTGCCGCTATACCCGACTTGGTAATTTGTGGAACGCGATGGTTGATCGGTGCAATCCAAAAAGCTTTGTTGGGCGAGCGCATCAGTCTTATAGCGATGTAAGCAACGCATTTGAATCGTTCCAGCAATTTGCCGACTGGGCAGTGGATCAGCCCGGCTTCGATCTCATTGAGGTTGCGGGGAAAAGGTACGCCTTGGACAAGGATTTGCTGAACCCTGGAAATCGCGCCTATTCCGCTGAGTCTTGCTGCTTTGTGCCTCAGCGGCTGAATAACCTTTTCGTTCTGCCGCGAGCTTCGCGTGAGCTTCCCATCGGCGCCAGTTGGGAGGCTGATCGAAAAAAGTACGCATCGTGCATCAGCATCGAGGGGCGCAAAAAACGTCTCGGCAGATATGAAACTGCTGATGCTGCGCATGCCGCTTGGCAGAAAGCGAAAGCCGCAGAAATTGAGCGTTTGATGACATGGTATCGAGAGGTGCCTGGGTTCAATGAGTGCGTATATGACTCGCTGAAGTCGCGCGCCAACAAGCTCTGCAGTGACATCGAGAGCAAACTCAAAACGGTGGCTCTATGACCATCGAGCGGAAACAGCCCAAGCCAAAGAAGTGCCGCGTCGCGACGTGCAGGGCCTCATTCGTCCCGCAGCGCCTCGGTCAGGCGGTGTGCAGCCCTAAGTGTGCGCTGGCCACCGTAGAGGTGCAGAAGGCCAAGGAGAAGAAGTCGCTGGCCCAGGCCGATCGGCGCGAGATCAAGGTCCGCAAGGAGAAGCTGAAGACCCGGGCGGATCACGCCAAGGACACCCAGCAGGCATTCAACGAGTGGGTTCGCCTGCGTGACGCTGATCTGCCTTGTGTGAGCTGTGGTCGCCACCACGATGGCCAATACCACGCCGGGCACTATCGGACGGTTGCAGCCAACCCCGCTATCAGGTTCGAGCCGTTGAACGTCCACAAACAATGCGCCCCCTGTAACAACCACAAGTCGGGCGACATCGTGAACTACCGCATCGAACTGGTGAAGCGGATCGGCGCCGAGGCCGTGGAGTGGCTGGAAGGCCCTCATGAGCCTAAGCGCTACACCATCGAAGACCTGAAAGCCATCACCGCCGACTACCGGGCAAAGACCAGAGAACTCAAGAAGGGGCAGGCAGCATGAAGATCAACTCAGCGCGCCAGGCTTGGCATGACTGCAAATACAACCCGGCCCCCGGCCAGACCTCTGATGTTGTGCAATTGGGCGTGGTGGTGCAGAGCACCGAGCGCGGCCCTACGGCGAATCACGCAGTCCATGGGGCGCTGGCGGGGCATATCCAGTCGGCAATCGCTCGGCTACATCCGCAGATCCGCGTCTTCGGCGACTTCATGTACGCCGCTGAACAGAGCGACGACATCCGCGAGGCGGCGGAGGAGGTGGTATTCCTGGTGGTGCAGAGCAAGTCGCCGCGGATGACAGCGGCCAAGCGGGAGAAGCTGGAGTATGTGGTGAAGGGCGTCATGCGTCGGTACCAGTACATGCACCAGGGCGGTCAGTCGGCCAACGAGGACCCGTTCGCCAATCCCGAGAAGTTCAGGGAGTGGATGTGGCAGTTCTACGGTGTGCGCCTGGAGTCATGCAACTGGGAACGGGATTGGGGCGGCATGCTGCAACTGATCTTCGATTGCTGCGAGGATCTGGACCGTCGAGCACTCAGTCCGGTGGCGGCGGTAATTTACGAAATGCGCGAGGCCGCATGAGGGCCTATTGCGTTCCCGTGCGGCTGGTGGCATATTAGCGCCATCCTGATAATTTTGCCTTCGGCAACTTGATCACCGATCCAAGAAAACCCGGCCATCGCGCCGGGTTTTTTATTGCCTTGAATTCAACCTTCTGGAGGTGTACGTGAAGCTGAAAGCCAAAGGCAATCTGCTGGAGCGCGCCAGAACGGCTTGGGAGGCGGTAGCGCGCAAGGTTGGTGAGACCGACTTCTCGCGTAACCCACAAACTGGCGAATACCTACATCCTGGTGTAGCCATGGGCTGGCGCATCCACAAGAAGAATCTGTAGATTTACCTGCAGCTAGGGCAGCCCTCGGGAGGCCTGGACGCTGATAAGCCGGTAGTGCAGCGCTACGGAAAAACACCGGCAGCCCGTGCACTCTGACCTCACATGCTTGTGGAGTGGCGCGAGACAGGATCAGCGCGATCGATGCATTGGGGCGTCGACGCTGGGATAGCCTTTGGCTGGCAGCGTGGGAAGACACGCGCACCTATTCAGGGCCTCAGCATTCGCTGGGGCTTTTCTCGTTATGAGGCACAGCAAATGTCCGGCTATATCCAATCCAGCAACTACGTTCCAGGCGTTTCCGGTTGGAAGCTCAACAGCCTCAACGGTGAGTTCGAGATCAACGCTTGCGCCCTCGGCAGCCCATCCCATGAGCCTGAGCGCCAGATGGTGTCCGTCGAAGTGGCCAGCTGGAGCAAGTACGACTTGCCCAAGAATGCCGCCAACCTGCTCCAGTTCATGCAGGCCGAGCTGCAAAACGTTCCGGAAGAGTACCGATACGCCGCCGAGTTCGAAGAGTGCGATGCGAGCTACGGCGATGAGTCGTTCAATGCTCGCCTGTTCCTGAGCTACTCCCGTCTCGAAACTGAAGAAGAGCTTTCTGATCGCCTGGAGAAGGCGAAGGTGGCCGGCACGCGAGTCAGCATCAAGAATGGTGAGATGACCGTGACGCATGACGATGTTGTGCGGTTCAAGCTCGGCAATTTGGACCAGCCAGGGCCTGAGCAGGCCGAGCCCTTCAAGGTTGATGGCGACAAGGTCTACATCAGCAAGGCATTCATTGATGACGCCATGGTCACGAAATCGCTCATCACCCAGGAGTCTTCGGCGCGATCGATGGCAGACGCAGTGATGTCTTCACGAATTTCCGCACTCGAAGCATGGGTCGCGCGGATTAGTTCTCAATAAATCACAGGCTTGCCATTGCGCGGGCCTTTCAGTTTTCGGCCCCGCCACACCCATTGCTCCGAGCTGGGAGTGCTGCTGGAGCCGGATTTATCAATCTCCCCGAGGGGAGCAACCCGGATGCCTACCATGCCTGATAAGCCAGACACATGGGCCAAGATCTGGCTGGCGTTGAGCAATCCGCTCTGGCAGGGCGCAATCATGGCCATCACAGTATCGTTGCTTCGAGTCATGTACGACGCGAAGGAAACCAGTAAGCGTCGGATCTTGTTCGAATCGCTGATCTGCGGATCGCTGAGCCTTGTTGCGTCCAGCGTGATCGAGTGGATGACCTGGCCGCCCAGCCTATCGGTTGCTGCTGGAGGGACTATTGGGTTCCTCGGCGTGACTGCCATCCGCGAACTGGTGACCCGCTTCCTGGGCCGCAAGGCGGATGCAGCATGAAGGCCTTCGCTGCTGCAATCATCATCGCCCTGGTCGGCCTGCTGCTGGTTGGCATCCAGCAATCCCGTGTCGTCGCCCTACGCGGGGAGGTGGCCTTCGAAGCCGGGGAGAAGAAGAAGGCGGTCGACGCCAACCTCGAAAGCCAGGCGACCATCACTACGCTGCGCGCTGAAGCAAAGCGCAACGCCGATTACCAGAAAGACCTGAACAAGCGGTTACAGGCCAGTCAGGCCAAAGCCAGAAAGGCGGAGAAGAACTTTGAAGAACTCAAGCGCAACAGCAAACCTGTTCGTGATTGGGCTGCTCAGCCTCTGCCTGACGGCCTGCGCGGGAAAGCCGCCACTGGTAACAAAGACAGCGGCAGTAAGAGTCGAGCCCCCTGAGCTGGTGCCCTGTGAGCGGGTAGCTGATGAAGATCTCGCCGACAATGGCCAGCTTTGGGAGCTGAAGAACCAAGCCATCAACCTGCTCGACACCTGCGCAGATCAGGTTGACGCACAGATCCTCCGCAGCCAGAGCAAGTAATCCGCGCCACGTTTTCGAATGCGCCAAATCGTGGCGCGAGATAGGTCACATGAAAGTAATCGTCACCAAGCTACTGGGATCGGCTGAAGTCGAGTTCCTGCGTGAGGGTGTGGTCGTTCACCGCGAGCGGTTCACCGGTAAGGTCACCTCCGAGTACCGCCGCACCATTGCGTTCAATGAGGCGTTCGATACTCACAGGTGCCGGTTCGTGACGGCCATGCCTGCTGATCGGGCGTTCCAGTATGAGGTATCACCATGAGCGACCAGTCAGGCGAACATGTGCATTGGGCCGATGATGGTCGAGGGCGGCGCGAGGTCTTCCTTGACGGAGAGCGCCTTGAGTGTGTGACCTACTGCGACACCATGTCGGGTATCGCTGTTGTTGCTGACCAGCCCATCAAGTCATCCGATGGCGAGCATGTCGACTTCCGACCCGTATGGGGTGAGATCAAGGTTATAGGCATCGAATGATCATTGAATGACGTTCGAATGCATTGAATGAATCGTTCTGCGAAAACCAACCCCATGAATGAGGCTGACTATGGCCCTATGCGGCGCATCCAAGCGCGGCAACGGGGAACCATGCAAGCGTCACGCGATACCGGGTTCCTCTCGCTGCAAGCTACACGGCGGCAAGAGTTCAGGCCCCAAGGAACAGAGGGGCAACAAGAACGCTGCAAAGCCCGGCTCGATCTACAGCCGATTCCTGACTGACGAAGAGAACGACATACTTGCCAGCATCGAGCTGGGGCGCGTGGACGATGAGTTG